TTCCACGAGAATGGAAAATGTTCCGCGAACAGGTGTCAGACAATTTCCGCGTCATAACCCACCAAGAATTTCGGTTTTTGGAAGGTTAGGGGTATATAGAGACTAGGCAATGGGTTAGTGGCTCCAATCCTTCACAGGAGGACTTTGAAGCCCAAGAACAATTCGCAGTGCGACCCGATCGCCCTGCGCCTGACGTGACCAGACCACCCTTCGGGGCCTGGCGAGACCGCAGCCTTCACCGGCCAGCCCTCTCGCCTAGCCCGGCAAACCGAAGAGGAGGTCGTCATGACCCAATCACAAAACCCGCGCTGCATTTTGGCGCTCGATCTTGGAACCACGACGGGCTGGGCGCTCCGGACCTTCGAGGGGCTGATCACCACCGGTACGGCGTCGTTCAAACCTGGACGCTACGATGGCGGTGGCATGCGCTATCTGCGCTTCACCAACTGGCTGACCGAATTGGATCGGCTATCGGGACCTTGCGCGGCGATCTGGTTCGAGGAAGTCCGTCGCCATGCAGGCACCGACGCGGCTCATGTCTATGGGGGCCTGATGGCGTCGCTGACCAGCTGGGCCGAACTCAGGGGCATTCCATATGAGGGCGTGCCGGTCGGGACCATTAAGCGCCACGCGACCGGCAAGGGGAACGCTCCCAAGCAGGCGATGATCGACGCAGCGCGCGCCCGAGGGTTCAGCCCGTCCGACGACAATGAGGCTGACGCCATCGCCATCCTTCACTGGGCCATCGAGACCCGGGGAGGTACAGCATGAGGTTCACCCCCAAAGGCTATGGCGGTAAGCGCCGTGACCCCGAGCGGGTCAAACGGGAGGGCTGGCGTGAGCAGGGCGTGCTGGCCGTCAACATCCACGATCACCGCCTGACCTGGCCCGAACGGGAGCTGGTCGAACAACTGGGTAAGAAACTGTACGGGCCGCGCCCAGCAGGGGAGGTGCGCCATGGCTGATCACATCTGGACTGCTGACGATGTCGCCGATCATTTCGAAGAAGCGTTCCGCACCCTCCGGAAGCTACCGCCGGTGAAGGCCCGTGGGTATTTCAACGCATGGCCGGACATCGTGCGGACCAGCCGCGAAATCGCAGCGATGGAACCGCAACCCATGCGCGTCTGGCCTTCGGCGGCGTCGATCTCCCGGCTCGAGCAGACCTTTGACTGGGTGCTCTGGATTGAGGAGCAGGAACGCAAGCTGATCTGGTCCCGGGCTGCGCGTGTGCCTTGGAAGCAGATCAGCGGCGAGTTGGGGTGCGATCGTACAACTGCGTGGCGGAGGTGGCAGCTGGCGCTCACCAAGATCGCCTCGCGGCTGAATGCCTAGCGACTCCAATGTGTTGCAACACTTTTGTGTTCGACACATGCAACATTTCCGTGCTATCCGTAGGGCATAATGGGGAGAGTGCGTTGGAAAACGGCTCTCCCCGTTTTCGTTGGTGGGCACCCTGCTGGCTTCCGGGGTCCAACCTGGAGTCCAGCTGGGGTCCAGGAGGCTAACCCACTGACTTTACGGGTCCTTCCTGGCCATAAACGTATACGGGCGGGCGAAGCGCGCAATATCGCCAGCGACAGGGCCGGTTTTTTGGGAAGCCACCCCGGCGGGCATCCACCCGCGATCTTCTGAAAACCACAACAAAACAAACTCTTGGAACCTGACACGTCCGGTGGCCGCTGGACCCTTTGCGGAGTCCAGGCTTGCTGCCGGTGTGCGGAGTCCAGGGTATCCACCCCATTGAGGCGAACCGACTAGCATGACCCTGAGCTTTGCCCCGGACGCGATTGAGACATGGCCGTTGGCCAAGCTCCAGCCTTACGCGAACAACGCGAAAACGCACGGCGCGGATCAGGTTGCCAAGATCGCCGCCAGCATGGCGGAGTTCGGCTGGACCGTTCCCTGCCTGGTCGCGGACGATGGAGAACTGATCGCTGGCCATGGCCGGGTCCTGGCCGCCACGCAACTCGGGCTAACCGAGGCACCGGTGATCGTGCTGGGTCACCTGACCGAGGCGCAGCGCCGTGCCTACCGGATCGCGGATAACAAGCTGACGGAACTCGGGACCTGGGATGAAGCGCTTCTCTCGGCCGAACTAAACGACCTGCTGGCCGAGGACTACGACCTGTCGCTCATTGGCTTCGATGACGCTGAACTCGAGGTGCTGTTGGCTGGAGAGGTCGACCTTGAAGCCGCCTCACGCGAGGGCGAGGACGATGTTCCAGAGGCCCCCGAAACCCCGATTAGCCGTCCCGGCGATCTCTGGGTGCTGGGCAAACATCGGTTACTCTGCGGTGACGCGACAGTGGCCACCGATGTCGAGCGTCTGCTGGGCGACGTGAAACCGCTCCTGATGGTGACCGATCCGCCCTATGGCGTCGAATACGATCCCGGCTGGCGCAACAAGGCAGGGGCAGCCGCGACCAAGCGAACCGGCAAGGTGCTGAATGACGACCGCGCTGACTGGCGCGAGGCCTGGGCGCTGTTCCCCGGTGACGTCGCCTATGTCTGGCACGGCGCGCTGCATGCGACCACCGTCGCCGACAGCCTTGTTGCAGCCGGCTTCAACATCCGGTCCCAGATCATCTGGGCCAAGGACCGATTGGTGCTGAGCCGCGGTGATTATCACTGGCAGCACGAGCCCTGCCTCTATGCCGTGAAAAAAACCGGCAAAGGCCGTTGGGCCGGTGATCGCAAACAGACGACGCTCTGGCAGATCGCGAACAAGGATCAGGACGCGGAAACTGTGCACGGGACCCAGAAGCCCGTGGAATGCATGCGTCGGCCAATCCTGAACAATTCCAGCCCCGGCCAGGCGGTCTACGAGCCTTTCATGGGGTCGGGCACCACCCTGATCGCGGCCGAAACGACCGGTCGCGTCTGCTACGGGATCGAACTCAATCCTGCCTACGTCGATGTCGCTGTGGAGCGTTGGCAGCAGTTCACGGGCAAGGACGCCGTTCTCTTTGGCTCCGATGAGACGTTCAACGAAATCAAGATCAAACACGATTGAGGCATGCATGACTTGGCTCTATTTTCCTCCAGGTGCACTTCCGGAACCGAGGACGCATGCCTGTTCGGCCTCTCCCTTTGTTCCGGCGCAGGCGGCATCGACCTTGGGCTTACCATCGCCATCCCCGGATATCGAACTGTGGGCCATGTCGAACGGGAAACCTACGCTGCAGCCACTCTCGTGGCGCGGATGGAAGACGCGACCTTGGATTGCACGCCTGTCTGGGACGATGTTGCCAGTTTCGATGGCCGCCCGTGGCGCAATGCTGTGGACATCATCACTGCGGGCTATCCGTGCCAGCCGTTCTCAGTCGCAGGCAAGCGACAGGGAACCGAGGATCCACGCCACCTCTGGCCGCATGTTGCGCGCATCATCGACGAGGTCGAGCCGCCCTTCGTCTTCCTTGAGAATGTCGCCCATCATCTCCGTCTCGGCTTCCCCGAAGTCGCTAGCGGACTGGTCGGCATGGGCTACCGCCTTGCGGCGGGCCTCTTTACAGCGGCGGAAGTCGGTGCGCCCCACAAACGGGAGCGTCTGTTCATCCTCGCCATTCGCGAAGGTGACGAACTGGCCGACCCCGCGCGCCTGCTCTGGGACCCGCTCGAGTGGCGGGAACCGAACGGAAATGCGGCGAATGTGGCCGACGCCGAGGGCAAGTGCGAACGAGAACCGGCAGACGAAACCAACGCCCTCGCAAGAAGCAGGCAAGCATGGGATGAACCTGGCAACGAGCGCCGCGATGTGGCCGACGCCACAGACCGACAGCTTTCGGAGCCGGGGCGGCGACCGGAAGCACGAGAAGGGTCTGGACGGCATGGCGCGGGACTGGCCGACGCCGATGGCCAACGACGGCTGCAAGCCGAGTGCTGGCAACCGCAAAACAGCGGATCTGACCCATGCCAGCCGCATGTGGATGACGCCCACCGCGCGGGATCACAAGGATGGGGCGACGACATTGGCGAATACGCCGGTCAACGGCCTGCTTGGCCGCCAGGTCCTGGTGACGCCGATGGCTGGGAACGATACCTCCGAGCAGCGCCGGACCTTGAACCCGCTGTTCGTCGAGGCGCTGATGGGCTGGCCCACCGGGTGGACCGGCTTCGCCTCTGTGGCAACGGCGTGGTCCCCTTGGTTGCAGCGCATGCGCTGCGAACTCTTGCAGCTGAATTGCTGGCCGACGGATGAGGTGGCGGCATGAAGCAGTCGCGCCTCATGTCGCTGGTGGAGTCCGTCGCCAATGTGATCGTGGGCTACGGCGTCGCTGTCGGTACACAAATTCTGATCTTTCCGATATTCGGGTTGCATACGACGCTAACGCAAAACCTGAAGATGGGCGCGGTGTTCACGGTGGTGAGTATTGCTCGGTCCTATGTGCTGCGGCGGCTCTTCGAGGCGATCCGGATGAGAAAGACGAAGCCGACGCTTACACGGCGACGGCTTCCTTATAGTCGTGACTTCAGCGGTGCGCCGGATCGAAATCAGCGCTCGATACGATAGACCCGTCCGAGCCCCTCGACCTTCTTCGAGGTGATCTCGAGGCCTAACTTCTTCTTCAGCGCGCCGGACATTGCGCCGCGCACAGTGTGCGACTGCCAACCGGTTGCAGCGGTGATCTCTTCGATGCCCGCGCCTTCGGGCCGCCGCAGTAGATCGATTATGATCTGCTGCTTGGTCTGGCGCGGGGCTGCATCGGTTGTTTTGGGGATGGAATTCTTGGCCATAATTGTCTCCGGTCATCGGGGGTGCGGAATGCGACCCTTCTACCGGGACGAACCCCGCGCATGCGGGGCGGGTCTGCGCGGCGGCACGGTTCAGATCAGGTCGAGGTCTTTCAGGCAGGTTGCCGCATCGATCAACTGATTGGTCGGCACCTCGATGGTAATCGTCATGCTGTCGGCGTAGGCGCGGACATAAACGCCGCCATCGTCCATCAGGGCGCCTTCGATTTCGTCGAGGACCGTGGTGATGCGGCGTCGGTCGAAGTGATCGGGTAGCTTGCGGATCGGCAATCGGATGGTACTGGTTTCCATGGGACTCACTCCGCGTGCTCGCCTTCGCTGAAGGCGCTGTCGGTGATGCGCTTCAGGAGGCTGGCGTAGTGCTCAAGGGTGCCGACATGGCCCCAGTTGATCTCGTCGGGGTGGGCGTTGAAGTGGTCGTCGCTGAGGTTTGCCAAGCGCGCCAGCGCCTCGTCGATCTCGGTTTTCTTGCCGATGAAGGCGTTGAGCGCTGCTTCCTTGTTCCGCGCGGCCTTCTCGGCGCGCAGTTGGTGGCGGGGCGTTGTCTGCGGGTTCAGGCGGGTCATCGTGGCGGCTCCGTGGTGAGTTACATCTTTTTCTTGAGACCACGTTCGCTCTGGTACGGAGGCTTATCAACTACATAAGCACATGATTTTGAATGATAATCGGAGCGCGCAATGGAAGGTCTGAGCGAGCGCCAATACGCCGCCCGCGTCGGCCTTTCACGCGGGGCAATCCAGAAGGCCAAGGCGACAGGGCGGCTGGTTCTGCATGGCGATGGCAGCATCGACGCGGTGGCCAGCGATGCCCTGCGCGCCGAGGCGACCGATCCGTCCAAAACCCGAAAGCCGCCGCAGCCAAAGCTCAAACCTGTCCCAGAGGCGGCAGTGTCCGCAGTCGGCGAGACGCTCCGTGAACAGGGGTTAGCGGCGCCACAAATCGGCAGCGGCACCACGTTCCTTCAGGCCAAGACGGCGAACGAAGTGCTGAAGGCGCAGGAGCGCCGCCTCCGGTTGCAGAAGCTGAAAGGCGAGTTGATCGATCGGGCCCGCGCGCTGTCGCTGGTGTTCCGGCTGGCGCGGCAGGAGCGCGACGTCTGGGTCAACTGGCCGTCGCGAGCGGCGGCGCTGATGGCGGCCGATCTGGGCGTCGAGCCTGCAGCAATGCAGAAGGTTCTGGAGAAACATGTCCGTGCCCAACTCGACGATCTTGCCGAGGTCAAACCCGATCTCCGGTGACGCCGACGATATGCTGGATTTTGACGGCGCTGCGGAAATCCTGCGCGCCTGGGGTGCTGGCCTCACGCCGGATGCGGACCTGACCGTTTCCGAATGGGCGGACCGGCACCGAATGCTTTCGGGGCGCGCTTCGGCAGAACCCGGGCGGTATCGAACGGCGCGCACGCCCTACATGGGCGAAATAATGGATCGGCTCTCACCCGGCGATCCGACGCAGCGGATCGTCTTCATGAAGGCGGCGCAGGTCGGCGCGACCGAGGCCGGGAACAACTGGATCGGCTTTGCGATCCACCAGGCGCCGGGCCCGATGCTGGCGGTCCAGCCGACGGTGGAGTTAGCGAAACGCAACTCGCGCCAGCGGATCGATCCGCTGATCGACGAGAGCCCGGAACTGCGCGAGCGGGTGAAACCGGCGCGCTCGCGCGACGCGGGCAACACCATGCTGTCGAAGGAATTCGCGGGCGGCATCCTGATCATGACCGGGGCTAACTCGGCCGTTGGGCTGCGCTCGACCCCGGCGCGCTACATCTTTCTCGATGAGGTTGATGCCTATCCAGCATCGGCCGACGATGAAGGCGATCCCGTCACGCTGGCCGAAGCGCGGTCGCTGACATTCGCCCATCGCCGCAAGGTCTTCCTGGTCTCGACCCCGACAATCCGGGGACTGAGCAGGATTGAGCGCGAATATGACGCCAGCGACCAGCGGCGGTTCTTCGTGCCGTGCCCCCATTGCAGCCATGACCAATGGCTGAAGTTCGAGCGATTGCGCTGGCAGAAGGGCCGCCCGGAGACGGCTGAATATCACTGCGCGGGCTGCGACCAGCCCATCGCAGAGCACTACAAGACAGCAATGCTGGAGGCAGGTGAATGGCGCGCGACTGCCACGGCGGCAGATCCCGGCACCGTCGGCTATCACCTCTCGGCACTCTATTCGCCGATCGGCTGGCTGAGTTGGGAGCGGATCGTGCGGGCATGGGACGCGGCCCAAGGGTCGGACGAGGCGATCAAGGCGTTCCGCAACACGATCCTCGGCGAGACGTGGGTCGAAACCGGCGAAGCGCCGGACTGGCAGCGGCTCTACGACCGCCGCGAGCGCTGGAAACCGGGCATAGTGCCTGCGGGTGGGCTATTCCTGACGGCAGGTGGCGACGTCCAGAAAGACCGGATCGAGGTTGATGTCTGGGCCTGGGGCCGCGGCCTCGAAAGCTGGCTCGTCGATCACATCGTGATCGAGGGCGGGCCGGACCGGCATGAGGCCTGGGGCGACCTGACTGCGCTGTTGAACCGGACATGGCCGCATGAACGTGGCGCGCATCTGAAGATCGCGCGACTTGCCATCGACACCGGCTACGAGGCTCCGGCGGTCTATGGCTGGTCACGGGCCCAAGGCTTTGCGCAGGTGGCGCCCGTGAAAGGCGTGGAAGGGTTCAATCGCGCCAGCCCGGTGTCGGGCCCGACTTATGTGGACGCGACCGAAGGCGGCAAACGTCTGCGGCGTGGCGCGCGCCTCTGGACCGTGGCGGTGTCGACATTCAAGGCAGAGACATATCGCTTTCTTCGGCTTGAACGACCAACCGAGGAAGAACGTGCTGACGGCGCGGTCTTCTCGCCCGGCACGGTCCACTTGCCGCACTGGGTCGAGAACGAATGGCTGAAGCAGTTCGTCGCCGAACAACTGGTCACCGTGCGCACCAAGCGCGGCTTCGCACGGCTGGAATGGCAAAAGCTGCGGGAGCGCAACGAAGCGCTGGATTGTCGGGTCTATGCCCGCGCCGCCGCTTGGATCGCGGGGGCGGATCGCTGGACCGATGAGAAATGGCGCGACCTCGAGGATCAGCTTGGGGTCGCCGACACCTCTGCGAACTCCGCAGGGCAGATCAACAGGCAAGCGCAGACCGCGCAGGGGAAACGTCAATCCGACTGGCTCGGACGGCGTGGAGGGTGGTTTTGAACATGGCGGACTGGACCGAAACCGAGCTGTCGGCGCTGCGCCGCGCCTATGCCAGCGGCACGACCCGGGTCAGCTACGACGGTAAATCCGTTGATTATGGATCAGCCGAGGATCTGCTGGCGCGTATTCGCACCATCGAGCGGGCCATCGCGGGCACGACACGGCCATTGCCGGTCGCTGGTCTCGCAGGCTTCTCGCGTGGAGATCGGTGATGTCCGCGAACTGGTTCGACCATGCGATTGCCACGGTGGCACCACGCGCTGCGGCCCGCCGTGTTCTCGCTAGGCAGGCGTTTGAAACCCTGACGCGGGGATATGACGGTGCCGCAAAGGGGCGGCGCACCGAGGGCTGGCGCGCGCCAGGAACTTCCGCCGACACTGAGGTCGGCGTGGCCGGGGCGCTCTTGCGGGACCGGATGCGCGATCTGGTGCGTAACAACCCGCATGCGGCGAAGGCCGTGGCAGTGCTGGTGAACAACATTGTTGGTGCGGGCATCATGCCCCGGGCGGCCAGCGGTAACGACAAGCTGGACCGCAAGGTCGATGCACTCTTCGCCCGGTGGTCGGACGCCGCCGACGCCGACGGCCAGCTCGACTTCTACGGTCTGCAGACGCTGATCTGCCGTGAAATGGTCGAAGCGGGTGAGGTGCTGGTACGCCGACGTCTGCGCCGCGCAGCGGATGGCTTGCCCGTCCCGCTGCAATTGCAGGTGCTTGAGGCCGACTTCCTCGACGGGGCGAAGTCCGGCGCGCTCGGTGCTGGTCGCCTCGTCCAGGGGATCGAGTTCGACCCGGTCGGGAAGCGACGGGCCTACTGGCTACACGCCGAGCATCCGGGCGACGCTTACGGCGCAATGCAGAATGGGCTGCAGAGCCGCCCGGTTCCTGCGAGTGAGATCGCCCATGTGTATGAAAAGCAGCGCACGCAGGCGCGCGGCGTGCCCTGGGGCGCGCCGGTGATCCGCAGCTTGCGTGATCTAGATGACTACGAGGTGGCAGAACTGGTCCGTAAGAAGACCGAGGCCTGCGTGACCGCCATCGTTTTCGGCGATGACGAGGCGCAGCAGGGCATCGCGCCCTCTGTGGTCGATGCCGATGGCAACCGGGTCGAGCAGTTCGAGCCGGGGCTGATCGCCTATGCGCGCGGCGGCAAGGACATCCGCTTCAACCAGCCCTCCGCCACCGGCGGCTACGGCGAATACAAGCGGGCGAGCCTGCACACGATCTCGGCCGGGTTCCGGGTGCCCTATGAATTGCTGACCGGCGATCTCAGCCAGGTCAACTATTCCTCGATCCGGGCGGGGCTCGTGGAGTTCCGCCGCCAGATCGACGCCGTGCAATGGCAGCTGTTCATTCCGATGTTCTGCGCCCCGGTTTGGCGCTGGTTCACCGAGGCCGCGTGGGCCGCAGGGCAGATCCCATCGCCGGACGTACCGGTCGAATGGTCGCCGCCCAAGTTCGAAGCGGTCGATCCGCAGAAGGACGCAATGGCCAACCTGCTGTCGATCCGCTCCGGCACCATGACGCTGGCCGAGGTAATCGCCCGGCAGGGGCGCAACCCTGACGCCGTGCTAGCGGAAATCGCCGCCACAAACGCCAAGCTCGATGCACTCGGGCTGGTGCTCGACAGCGATCCGCGACGAGTCACCAAGACCGGCAGCGCCCAAACAAGCGATCCGGCGAACGATCCCGCCGACGACGACACGGCCAATGACCCGGCGAGCGATCCGGAAGACGACTCCAATACGGACCCGGCGCGGCCCGACTCCGACGAACAGGACTGACCAACATGGACACGATGATCGAATTGCCGGCCCTGCGCCGGTCGGCGGAGCTTGCGCCAAACTCAGCCGATACCGACTCCCGCACCGTCGAGGTGATCTGGTCAGCAGGGGCGCGGGTTCGCCGGTCGACCTTATTCGGCGAGCCCTATGACGAAGAGCTGAGCCTCGACCCGACCCATGTGCGGCTTGATCGTCTGAACGCGGGCGCGCCCTTCCTGAAGGTGCATGAGATCGACACGCTCGACGCCGTGATCGGCTCGGTCGTGCCGGGTTCGGCGCGTATCGAAAACGGTCGCGGCATTGCGCAGGTCAGGATTAGTGAGCGCGCGGACGTCGAAGCGATCTGGCGGGACATCCTGGCCGGGCACATCCGCGCGGTCTCCATCGGCTACCAGGTCCATCGCTTCGAAGTGTCCAAACCTGACGCGGCCCGAGAACTCTGGCGGGCGGTCGACT